GCGTGTCCTCGGCCATGATGTCGCCCCGGCGGTTGCCCGGGTGGTACGGGTTGTTGCGGTCCCCGACATAGGCGCCCTTGCGACTGATCTCCCCGTAGGCCATCTGCTCGTTGGCCAGCGTCGAGCGCCGGGCGGCAACCTCACCCCTCGGTGTGCGGGGGAACGCTGCTGGCACATCAAGGTTGCCCTCGTTCGCCGCCCAGCCACCGAGGTGCCGACCAGGCTGCATCAACGTCGTCTGGTTCGCCTCGGCGTAGGTCCGGATCGAGGACCCGGTCGACGGCAGCGCATGGGTGCCCTCCTGGACGTCCCGCTGGCCGACCATGAAGACGTTCCTGGGCTGCTCCCCGCCGCGGCGCATGTTCGCCGTGAACCCGCCGATGTCGGGGTCGTTGAGTTTGGCCGCGAGGCCCTCGAACTGCGCGTCGGAGAGCATCAGACCTTCCGTTCGATCTGGCGCTTGCGAGCGTTCACCGCCCGCATTGCATCCGGCATCAACCGGGCGGGCATGAAAGTGTCCATCTTGGCCTCAGCCGCCTGCATCGCCTGGGGCTTGGGCTTCATCTGGATGAACGGGTTGACCGGGACCCACCTGTTGTCGCTGTACGGCTGCGGACGCCGGACCCCGAACTTGTAGGGGACAACAGTAGGGCGCCCCGGCCCGGGCGCCCCTCCTGCTGTCTTGGCGACCGTCGCGGGCTTCGCCACCGAACCGGTCTTGGCTGTTGCCATGATCAGTCAGGCACGTTGGCCCGGTTGATGCGGTGGATGCGGCCCTCGGAGCCGTACTCGCGCTCGAACGACGGCGGCATCATGCCGGTGTGAGCACCCTGGACGAACTCGGCCAGGAGGCTCGGTGCCTCGATCCACGTCGAGGAGCCGAGGTGAGCCCGCTCCTTCATGGTCTCGGCGGGCGACTTGGTGACCGTCGCCCAGCCGCCGTACTCCGTGCCCTGCGTGTCGCCGTAGGCGCCCTGCTGGAAGTCACGGGGGACATCGGTGTCGGTGGCGATGCCTTCCTCGAAACGCAGCGGACCGCGCCGACGCTGGTTGTCAGCAAGGTCGTACTCGTACTGGACCTCAGGATCGGGGTAGCCCATCAGCGTTCTCCTTGTTCGGCCGATCGGGGCGGATGATACACCTACCGCTGCTGAGCGGCGTAGAAGGGGTTGTTGAATACCTCAACAGAATCCACCTCTTCGACCTGACTCATCGACACGGCGATGGCCAGCGAGTCGGGGAAATCATCGTGCGCCTCGGTCTCATCTGGTGCTGTAACCAGCATGTGACCCTGCTTGTACTCCTTCACCACGTCGGTCATCTGCTGCGTGAACCGGCGATGTGCCCTGGTCCGGCGGGCCTTGGAGTGGCCGGGGAAGACCAGCATGCGCCGGTCGACCATGTTCTGGAGGAACTTCCAGCGAGTCCCCTGGGCCTTCAGGTCGCTTGGTACCGGAACCACTTCCATGTGACTACCGAGCAAGGCAGCCAGGCGCTCGGCCACCGCCGAGCCCATGCCCTGGGCGTCCACACCGCACCGGGCGATGGCGTAGTGGCTCAGGAACTCAGCGATGGTGAAGTACTGCTCCTCCCACGGGACATTGGTCAACTCCAGCCAGTTGAGGATCCGGTGCTCCCGCAACCCGAAGGGATCCGGATACTCCCAGTCGACCCAGCACACCGTGACCACGGTGGAGTCCTTGATGCGCGCCACGTCGATTCCGGCAACACACGGCGAGCGGTACCACGACTTGACCAGTGGCATGGATCGGTCGGCCATCGACTCCAGCACATCCTCGGTGACGAACTGGCCCCGCTCCAGAAGCCACTTGATGCAGTACGACATCTGGAACTCGTCGGAGTCCTCACCGAGGCGCAACTTCTCCTTGGCCACGAACTTCCCGTAGGACGGGTTGTACTTGGCGACGATCTTCCAGTCGTACTCGAAGTGGTTCTGGCGGACGCCCCGTCGCGTGCCCCGGCGCTTGTTCAGTTGGATCGAGCGGAAGAAGTCGCCCTTGACGTAGCCGGGCGTACCGATCTTGACGATGGTACCAGCGTAGGCAGCGAGCATCGGGTGGATCGACTTGCGCACCACGACGTCATCAACATCCTGTGCTTCATCCACCACGATGATGTGGTACGACGAGCCCTCGATCTTGGCCTTTGGGTTGGCTGTCTGCCGCCGGGCGAAGGAGCCGTTCTTCAGCCGGATCATCTTGCCGCGGCCGTCGACCTTGTCATCGATCTCGGGGTCGAGCATGAACTGCTGCGCCCGCTCGCTGGAGAGGCGGTCCACGATGCGCCCGTGGAGCAGTGTTGACTGATCATCGCTCGGCGCGAAGCAGCCCACCCACAGGCCCTTGGCGAAGCGCTTCATGATCTCGAACGACAGGGCCAACTTGGGGAACAGCACCATGCAGCCCGACAGCGTGTCCGCCAACGTCTCGGTCTTGCCCGACTGACGTGACAACAAGCCGCTCAGTTCCTCAGCGTCGTTGAGGATCAGGGACTCAACGATCCGGTAGGCGAACTCGTTCTGGTAGGGATGCAACCGCATCCCGGTGAACTCCTCGTTGAAGATGAGAACCTTCGTCACCAACTGGTGGACGAAGGCCGTCGACTCCTCGTCCAGTTCAAGGACCGGCTCTTCGTCATAGTTCTCTTCGCCCTCGAAATCCTCGTCATAGATCTCCTCAGGCGGATCCTCTACGACCTCGTACAAAGGGGGCGGCATGTTGCCGGAGACTACATGGGAGAAGCCCCCCGGGGAGGGAGACCGACCCTCATCAGATGGGGGAGGCCAACGACCCGGGGGGCTTCTCAACAACCGAGGCGGGCGGCGGATCCCACTTTCTCGGCGTTGATTCGCAGGTTACCGCTTCTTGGGAGCCTTGGCAAGAGGCTTGCGCTTGATGACCCGCTTGGGAGCGATGGCAGCCTCGATCTCGGCCGTGCGACCCTCCCTGGCCAGGCGGAACGCCTTCACGCCTCGCTCCAGCATGTCGTCATATGCATCGCCGTAGCGGCCTCTGGAGTGGGCCAACTTGGCCTCCAGGATCTCCTCCAGGAAACCGAACACGCCATTGTCGAGATCCACCACGAAGTAGGGGAACAGCGGGCTGTCCCAGTGCCGACGTGGTTCCGTCGTCACCGCTTAGCCGTGGTCTTCCGAGCCTTGGTAGCGACGGGGGCCTTGGAGATGCGGCCGTTGGACGAGCGCCTGCTGCGCACCGAGACAGCGACCGCTTCGGCTTCCTTCTTGTCCTTGCGGCGCTGGTAGGCGTTCTGCTGCTCCTGCATGCAAGCCGTGCCGTGGCAGCCGTTCTGGTACCGGAAGATCGAGGAGTCGGGGCACGTGGCCGAGTTGCGCTCGGGGTCGATCGCGCACACGCCCTTCTGCCGGAGCACCAGCATCGGCTTGGCCTTGCGGCCGGGGCGCTCCAGGTTGAGGGTCTTCACCTGATCTTCCAGTGCCTTCACACGCTGTTCCAACGTCTTGCTCATGATTCTCAGTGTAGCGAATCCTAAGGCGTTAGGGGAAGCAGGTTGCTAAGAAACTGTCACAGGCCTGCACGGTAGAGCAGCGCCCGCACGATCTCCCCAGCGTGCTCGATGTTTCGCAGCACCTCCTCCAGGGGGACTTCACCCTTGTAGATGCCGTTCGACGCTGTCATCAGAGCAGTGTCAGCAGCCGTTCGCAGGTCCGTGTCGCTCAGCCGGAGAAGACGTTTGTCAAAGTCGCCATTGACACTGACATCACGGCGCTTGAAGATCACGTCATCCTCCGGCGTCGGACGACCTTGGTTTCAGGCTCAGGCGTGGTTCGACGCCGGAGGATCTTCTTGGGCGCCTCGACCTCGGCCTTCTTGGGCTCGTAGATGACGACACGGGCCTCCATGTCGACCTCGGACTTCAGGACCATCTTCTTGCCGACCGGCTCGGCATCAACCCACGTGTAGGGGTTGCACTGGTCACAGGTGACCCGCTCATCCCACCAGATGGTGGTGCAGTCCTTAGCCGTCTTCGTCGGAATGCTCAGCCCGCACCGTGTCACCGTCACCTTGGCGTCCGTCTTCCTCAGCAGGTGCATGACGTCGGGCACCCCATCCTCCGATCTCAGCAGCCTTGGCCTTGATGTTGTAACCACCCAACTGCTTCATAGCATCGGAGTTGGGGTTCGACTTGCACCAACCGACCTGCACGGCGTTGTGACCACAGCGCATTCGGATACCACGGCCTCGGCGGTAGGGCGGGGCCAACTCACGGATCCATGCCGCCGAGAGCAGCATCTTCTCGGTCGTGGGCCGCTCGAAGGCGATGTAGAGCCGCCAGAGCCCGTAGATGCGCGTCCTCATCCGAACTCACTGGCGAACTCAGGGGCCGGGCGGTACGGGAACGAGTTGAGCGTGCTGTTGACAAATCGGCCCGGCGAGCCCGCCGAGCGGAACTCCTCCCACACAGCGAAGCCCACGGCGTCGTAGACGTAGGGCGGGTAAGGCACACCACCAGGGCCGTTGACCCACTCGACTCGCAGTTCCTGTCGGCTCGGGCTGTACATGGCAGCATTCACCCGGCTGGAACCGAAGGAAGCCCGCTGCCAGTCGTCCTCGAAGTCGGCATCGTAGATGGCGACCTGCTCGTGGATGCGCTTGCGGGTGCTCGTCCTGTCAATGTCAACAACTCCGGGCGACGACTTCCCCTTGGCACCGTGCGCCGAGCGTCGGTAGTGGCCATAGCCCTGATACCCCTGCGCCACGGCTCGCTGCGAGCGCCGGGCGTACTCAGCGGCATAGTTACGTGCCCTCGCCAATGAACCCACCTCCCCAGCGGAAGACGATGTTCTCCAGGATGGAGTCTCGCT